AATGATTGACCATCTCAATAGCGACACTCAAACTTCTGTTTGAGATCGCGTACTCCTTAAAGGAGATAGGTGACCAATCATCCCCTCTACAAGCGAACTTCTTCGCAAATTCAAACACCCCATGTGCCTGAACCAACGACTTGGTTGGGGATATAACTACCCCCAACCGCCTAACTAATCTACGGTACTCGAAGGCGACTGACCGGTTAAATATAACCACGTCATCACCTAACAATACATACTCCACAAACCATTCTTTGTATCCGCATCGATTCGCAGCCCACTGCACTAAAGCGTGGTGTGATAAGGCGAAGACTCCCCATGAGGAGTGGGCCCCCATAGGCTGGCCTACGGCATATCTTAGCCGCTTCACCGGAACGGACCCAAGAACTACTTTGTAATCCTTGGTTAAAAAGCTGGAAAACTTTCCAACTGCCCGTCCCGGCCTAACGCACGGAACGTGAAAATCACGCCCACACATAAGCTCTTCCCATGAAGGACCCAATCCACCACCGAAAATCTCTTCGATCAAAGAAGACTGAGCCCAAACCGGGAAGCGGTCCGTAGCGGACGAGAGATCGAATGACCAATATACTAAGTTACTTCTATTCGCATAAGCGAATGAGGCAACCTGGTCAAAGGTACCATCGATTCTCTCATCCCCTACATTAAGTGACGACAACAAGCTAAAAATAGCTTGATGAAGCCCCCGCAACACGGTCTGAGACCAGAAATCTACGATGGCAAAGATACGTACTTTACCGGGTTCATATTTGAACGATAGGCGACCGATGCTGCCATATCCTTCCCCAAACGCTTCTCCCCTCCACTGTAATTCATCAGGCGGCCGCATCGCAGTGTTACGAACGATCCGGGAGAAAACACTTCCGGCTCGTATCGCGTCACAATAAGCATAAAAGACTTCTTTGAAGTCTGGCTTAGTGATACGGATCGCGTCATGAAATACAGTGGCCATACTCGGTACACCCATAATCGAGTTGGGGCCAGAAGACATTAGTGGGCGGAAAACAGGAGCTAATGGAGCCTTCCTAAAATAACCCTCATCCTCGCCCGGATCGGAAACATTCCAATCACGAGCTAAGCGACTCCTCTTCAGAAGAAGTCTTTTGAAGGTGGGAAGCCAATCCACCCACTCAGTTCTCACGTTGGGACACCCATCCCATGGGGCCAACAACGCATCCACATTTACCTTCGCCTTTATGTCGATCACACGATACAACATAAAGAACGTCAACCACAAACGGAAGTACCCTTTTCCACCTTCACGTATGTAGCGACGGTGCTCAGGCGGGATTACCCTCGGGAATCCGGTTCGAGTAACGCTCACTGCTACGCCAAAATCATGACCATTTAACTTACGGCCCGCTACCGCATTCTGAAGTAACGCGGTGCAGGCTTTCAGATAAATCTGTAAGCCTCGCAACCCTCGAGACTTAGTCACTCTCGTGCAGAAAGTTACAAATACAAACACTCCACCAGCATATGAAGCTGTCGTCTTCCCTACGACTAAGAAGACTAATCAATTAAGACGTCCTAATAGCCACGGTCGGGATTTTAAACCCGACTGCCAAGCTTTCACAGACCAAAGACGAGTCAAATAGGTAACAGGTAATTGAAATTTCATTTTAATTATTTTTTATTTTTATTGACTAGAATTTGGCCTCCAGCTACTTCGGTTTGCAATCGCGCGATTACGGCAACGACTGGACCGCAGGCACCCTGTCGAGGGTCACTGAAGAACGGTTCATCGTTCATACCTACCTAAGCAGGCAGACAAAGAGTCTGTACCCCTCAACCCTAGTACTTCGTCACCGATTGCCGTTTCACACTCACGTGTGCGACAGCTAGGCTGACTCAATCAATTATCACAGATACCAAGATCAGTAATGGTAAGGGCCCAGGTTCTTAGATCCTGGTGTTGCTTACCCGATGCCGCTGGCTCGGCGACGGCACTATCCATCACCTTTCCAGATATCTGTAATTAAACATAACCACCATGTAGGATTTAGCACCCCTACGAAGCAGGTGTTAAAACCCCAACACGGTGCAATGCCTTGATTTATCAGGGCGCGCTAAATTGCGCCAGGTCCCCT